TGCTGTGCTTGAGCATCTTGAGCCGCTTCAAAAGTCCATCTAGCTGATAGCTTTCTGGTTTTTGCTTCGACTGTTTGCTTTAAGATCTGGATAGATAATCTCTTACCTGCTTGACCTTCAAGTGCCGCTGTTGCTGAACCTTTCGGTGTAGCGTCAGTGGCGTTACCTGAATATGCCGCCGCGATCTTAAATGGTGATAATGCTTCTTCACCAACTTCGTTACCATCAGATGAATCTGCGTAACGTACTCTTAATGTGTGGATTTGACCCACAGGACCTGTCATCGGCTGAACACCAACTAATTCGTTGGCTATTACAGTCGGCATAACACGTCTGATTACTGGTAGGATAACTCTGTTTAGAGTTGCAACATTACCGGCGCTTGTAGAACCAGCTGTAGCAGTCTCATTCAACCACTTGCGTGTGTTTTCTAGAGTACTTGCCATTACAGCCTTTTTGTTACCATTAAGGCCTTCTAAAAGTGCAGTTTTGGTATCCTGCCAGCGACTTTCTAGTAGTTCTGACATTGTTTTCTCCTTATTTCAATCCAGCAAGTTTTTGAATATGAATAATATTATTATTCTCTTCTTGACTTACTCTACTAACGTTAGATTCTTTATTGCCTGTTATTTCTTTTGCCTCGGACTCTGTTAGAGTAGCCTTCTTCTTCGCTGGAGTTTTACCGTCAATTACTGCCGGAATATACTTGTCAAATGCTTTTCTTAAACCATCTGTCTGTACATTTTCCAGTAAGTCTACCATAATCTCACGCTGATCCTTGCTCAAAGGTCCAGTTAATTCGTGCATTACTTCTTTGCGTTTAGCCGCATCAGAAATTTTATTAATTTCTGCGTCTTTACTCTCAACAATTTTCTTAACTTCTTCTACTTCAGCTTTCGCTTCAGCAACGGCTTTCTCTTTAACATCTACAACTTTTAACAGTTTAGCTGTTTCAGATTTTTCGTTCAAGTAACTATTTGCATACTCACCTGCGAATGTTTCGAAAATTTTGCGACCAAAATCGTTTCTACGTGCTGAATCAATATCTTCTTTAAGTTGAGTAATTTCACTTGTAAGTTTCTTACTAACTCCTTCAGATACAATCTTCGCACTTTTTTCAACAAAAGACTTACGTACTTTTGCTAAATGTTCTTTGGCTTCACGTACTAAACGTACTTTAGTTTCAGCCAAGTCTTTTTTGTCTTCGTGGAACTCTGCGATTTCTTTAGCTAGAGCTTCTACAACAAAGTCCTCAAGTTTGCCAAATTTCTCTGACATTACTTTTTGGTCTTCATGTAGTTCACCCACTTCCTTCTTCAACTGTTCAAATACAAAACCTTTAAGCAAATTTGCGTTTTCACGCATAGCTACAGCATACTTGGCTCTAGCTTCTGCTAAATTTTTTCTGTCTTCAGCGAATTCGGAAATTTCTTCGTTAAGTTTTTCAGTTACCATAGAATCAATTGCTTCAACCATAGTAGCTTTATCATGTTCGTATTTCTTAGCGAACTCTTCACGAAGTTCAGCGGTAACAGCCAGTTTGTTTTCACTCACTTGCTTGTCCCATGCTTCTTGGATGTCTGCTCTGATTTCTTCTGAAATTGCGTTGTTTTCAAAAAGTGATTTCAGTGCTTCCAACATATTTTTCTCCTTATTACTGGAGGCCTTTGATTATATTAACCAAAGATTCCTTCAAATACTTTTGTGCCTTATCGTCGCCTCGAACTTCTCGTGCTAATTCTAGTGCCTTGTACCCCCCACGGGCATTTAACAAATGCTCGTATATTGGTGTCGGGTAGGCACCTGGAGCACTGGGTTGAGCGACAACATCAACTGTAATAATTTCGTAGTCGCTTACTTGACCGGAACCATCTTCCATGACGTTTCCGCTACCACGCGATGAAACCCCTAATTTAACTCCGCTTTCCAGCATTGTTTTAACTAGAGCTCCCATCGGCGTAGGTAATACCTTAAGTTTCCCGTAACCGTTTGGTCCGTCCATCCACATTTCTGTGATCATGTGCGAAACACGGTCTAAGTTTATGTTAAGTCCTTCTGGATGATCAACTTCGCCGAGAACTGAATATCCTCCCGTAATCTGATCGTTAAGAGTGTTGACAGCCCTACTGATCTCAGTAACAGGGTAAACTCGCTGGTTAGCGTTTTTTACGCCGCCTTGGATGCAAATTCCCTTCATGTAAAGGTCTTTTCCACCCTTGTCGTTTTCAGTAGTCTCAAGGACCAATTTAGCTTGGTCGAATGTCAAATTCTCTCTTAAGTTTATCACCTAAATCTCCTTAACAACAAACTATTAGGAACCGATAGTTGATTTACTATCAGCACCTTTTTCGCCTGCGCCTTTTTTCTCAGCGCCATGGCCTTTTGAGTCTTTCGACATACTCTTACTTGCTTTTCCACCTGGAACGTTTACGTTACCAGCTGAATCTTCTTTAGGAGCATCAGCTTTGCCGCCAGTTTCTTCGCCACCTTGTGCGATGTTCTTAGCGTCTCCACCCATGTCGTTTTTACCAGCTACTGGAGATTTAGTACCGTCTGTTCCAGTATCACCCATTTTAGGTGTTACTTTTGAAACGTACTCTCTCATTAGCTCTGCACTTGATTGAACTGGTTTTTCAGCGTTCTCAAATGCTGGTTGCTCAAGATCGGCTTCCGGAGCAATTTCCACTGCTTCGTCTTCCTTCTCTTCATCACCTTCGTCGTCTCCAGCGTCCATGTCCATTTCCATGTCATCGTCGCCTTTGTCGTCATCGCCTTCTTTGTCACTCATCATAGAGTCAAATTCAGCTTTAAGATCATCAAGAGCATCTTCTAGGTCAACAACTCTGTCTTCTAAGTCTTCGTCGTCGCCTTTATCTTCTTCACCTTCACCGTCTTCGATGTCAGCAATCATGTCATCAGCGGCATCGCCACCCATGTCATCTTCGCCTTCTGGTGTAATTTGGTCTGCAAAGTTTTCTTCAACGTTTTCGTCTTTTGTTTCAGTAGCTTCGTCAGTTTTTTCGTCTTCATCAGTAGCTTCTTTAACGTCTTCGTCTTTGTCAGCATCTGCTTTTTCTTCAACTTTGTCATCTGCATCGTCTTTTGATGCTTCTTCAACTTTGTCTTCGTCTTTAGCGTCAGCTTTTTCTTCAACTTTGTCTTCTTCTTTAGCATCTTCTTTAGCTGTTTCGTCTACTTCAACTTCAGCTGTGTCGTCTGCTAATAGATTTTCGTATATATCGCGTGATTTCTCAACAACTATTTCGTGAAATAGCTCTTCAGCACCCGCTTTGTCTTCTGCGATTAACTTTTCTAGCATCGCTTCAAATTTAGATTGGTTTGCCATTTTTTCTCTCCTATTGTTTAGATATGGTAAGGCTGTCACTTGTATTTAACAATTTTGAAGAAAAGTGCGTAGATATAGGCGAAAATACGCCGGTTTTACATTAAGATTGTAAAATCTTAAAGTTTTCCATGAATTCTGCCACTGTAACGTGTTTAAAGTTGGTTAACTGCGTTAAATTGTCGGGACAGTAATCCTCTTTGTTCTGTACTACTCGTATATATCTCTTTTGAGGATTTTTCTGACAAACGATGCCTGTCTGTCTGGCCCAATTACCGTGGTATGTAGCAGGGTCAATAGATTTTTTATAATTTTCTGTGTCTGCATATATGTTATTAATAAGTCCACCCTCGCCATTATGCTCATTTGCTTTAGAACCTGCAAAATCAAAGCCTAAAATATATATGGTATCATGTTGATGTAAAGTAGGATTTTTAGGATCGCCGTAGGTAGCCAACCATAATGCTGTAGGTCCGCTACTCCAACCTAAAGGTTCGTCAAAGAAGTTAAATTTATGATAGCTGTCATACATTTTGTTGGGATTAGTCCATACTTCGTGATTAAGTTGCCATTTGCGTTTGTTGATTTCGCTAACCATCTTGGTATCTACAGCAACTAGATAGTCTGGCTCAAAGTCTCTATAAACCGCATTACAGGCATATATCTTACCATGTGGTTTAAGTGCTTCTAATGGTATTGGGGTTCTTGATTTTCCATTACCTATAACAAAGGCTGTGGACATTTAATTCCTCGTAAAGTTAAACAGCGGCCTCTTCTGCGTTAGCGGCCAAACCGTACATTTGTCTTACAAAATGCAACTCTTTTTGTTGCTCTTCCTTATGTAGTTCACTTGCTTTACGAATTTTATTAATCTGACGTAGTGTTAATCTTGTTTTACGTGTATCATCTTTTGAGACAATAGAATCGTCATAACTTGGATCGTAGTCCTTCTTTTCTACAGGCTCCAACGTTTCTTTGTCAAAATAAAATAGTTCACGTAGTATCATGTTAGTATTTATGCTGGAGGAGGTGTTGTTCCACCGCCAGGTGCTCCTCCGCCTGTTGCTGTACTTGGTGGTGCGCCTGTTCCACCGTCTACTGGTGCTGGTTCATCCGTGTCTGTAGCAACGTCTTCACCTGCTCCTGTTCCTTCCAAGTCTGCGGCAATGCCTGCACTTGAAACACCTGCGCCTCTTAATTCACCTGCGGCATCAGTTGGTGGAGGAGTAATATTCTCATCATTCTCTTCTCTCCACAGTCTTTCGTTTTCAGCAAGTTCCTCTTCGGTCATACCTAAGAAACGTTTCAATGCAAATCTATTTGAGATATAAGGTATAGCACTCATTTGTGTATACGTAGGTACTCTTGCATTGTCAATTTCACTTTGTCTGTATGATGCAAAGTTTTGTGGTGGTTGGAATCTTAAGTCAAACATAGCAGTATCAATGTTGATACCTTTTTCTATTAAGTAACGTTTGAACTCTTGACTAAATTCCTCTACTACTAAATTTTGTAGTCTTTCACAATATGTGTTAAATCTTAATTCTTGAATGTATGCAGTTCCAACTCTACCATCTTGGAACTGTGTAGCACCATCATCTGGTCCTGTTGGTAAGTATGAACTTGGAATACGTAAACCTCTAACAAGTTTGTTAGTAAAGTATTTAAGATCATCAATCTCACCTAAGTTAGTACCGCCTGGTAATGTTTCTACCTTAGAACCTCTACCTTCAGCTGTTTGTGGAAAGAAGTAATCTTCGTTAATAGACAACGGATTGTATGCACTATCTATAACGTTTTGTCCACCACCTGTAGCACTAGGTATACGTCTTTGGTGTATATCTGTTTTTACACGTTCTACAAATTGCATAGCCAAGTGTGATGGCATATTACCAACGTCAACGTAAAATACTCTACGTTCTGGTGCTCTTTGTACTCTGTAAATTATAATTGCATCTTCTAATAATTCTTTTTGTTTGTATACTTTAAATATACTTTCTAACAAGCTGTTACCAAATGGAAAGTTATTATCAAGTCCTTCACTTAAACTTAAATGTACAATGTTCTCTGCGTCAACGGCAATCTCTTGTACGTCTTTTTGAAAACGTCCACCGCTCATTGATTGATTAGGAGCACCTACTTGTCCACGTACTGAACCTGTTAAGTATCCTGAACCGCCACCTGTAACGTTTCCTGTTGTTTGATGTGGAGTAGTTGCTACTGCATCTTTGAAATTTAAGTTTACATTCTTTATAATGTATTGTTCTGGTGTTTTACCTTGTGATTCATTTACAATGATACGTGAAACGTTTGCTGGATCAACATGGAACCAACGTTTAGTTTCAGGATCTCTAATAAAGAAAGCATCACCATATTTAAAAACGTTACGTAATATACGAAACATTTTTGTTTCAAAGTTTTGTATTTTACACCATTGCTGTAAGTACAGTTTAAGTGTTTGTACTTCAGTGTTGGTTGCGTCTTGTTTATAATCAATTACAAATGGTGATTGATTTGATTTGTTTTTTTGACTTGTAAATTCTGCTAAAATATCTAAGGCCGCATTTACTTCTGAATCTAAATCCATAGTGTTGTATTGTCCATAACGTTCAATACGATTTGGACTACCAACGTAAACATCTGGAAGATAAGAAGAATAATTTGCTTGAGCTGGACCCATTCCATTATTAGACACTCCGCCCAAAGGTGAATAGTTTCCTGAACCGCCTTGATCAGTATCTACTGTATTAAAATATCTTTTCCAACTCATTTATTGTCCTTATACCGTACTATCTGCTATAATGTTGCTGGATCTTGTTTGTTTTCTCAGTTCAACGAGCATCATCTGTACACTACTATTTAACTGATCTAACTTATCTGCGGCACCCTTCTGGCCTTCACCAAAACTTGTAAAGTTGCTAACAAGATTTGCTTTGGTTTCTGCATCCATTTTACTGTATTCTTCTTGGTACTTCATAAGCTGTTTAGTTAGTTCTGAAAGTGCTTTTGAAACGTTTCGTAAATTGGCTCCATCCATTGCTTCAATAAAGTTTGCAATACCCTGTAATCCATCACCAATTGCTTTTAAGCCTTGTGCGTCAACGTCAGCAAATTCTCTTACGTCTTTAGCTAAATCACTAATACTTCCTGAACTTCCGCCAAATAAACTTCCTAATGCTTTACCAATACTGTCAAGTACACCGTCTCCTGTGAATGCACTCATTCCTTTGTGTAAACTTGTTAAGGCAGGTCCAACTGCGTGTAATTTGGTTGG